AGCGAGGATCTCAGTACTCAAGATGTTAGCAAGTTCTGCTTCAGCGTTAAGACCGTGAATGGCCTTAAGGTCTTGAGCGAGTTCTAAACTGTACTCAGCTTTCAGTGCGCGTGACTTAGCAGTAACGGTGACTTTCTCAATCGAGAATGCCATCTGGTTGAAGGCATCAGATCCTGTACCACCCAGGTTCTCAGAGTCACCCGTGACCATTCCTTGACCAACGTCGTAGCCAATGGAAGAGGCACTACCGACAGGGTTAAGAACTCCGGGGTTAGTACCAGTTTGAGTTGAAGTAGTACCCATACCAGCAACAGCATCAGTCATGCCTGCTGTTAGGTCTCTTCCTGCATCCTGACCGGAGAAGGAAGTATCTGCTTCATTATAGAATGCTTCAGTACCACTCTGGTTGGTGTAGCGTGAACGCATTGCGAAGATTAGTCCAGTAGGACCGCTCATCGGCTGAACGCCAGCTAGGTCATAAGCAACCAAATTCGGCATCGAACGGCGAATTAGGCTGATTAGAACGGGGTCGAAACCAGCAACTGGACCACCAGGTGCGGCATCGGCACCAAATCCACCACCAGCACCAGCAGCATTACCTGAGTTGGTTGGAGTAGCTTCTTGTAGGTTAATACCTGTATTAAATGCTTGTTCCTCTTTGAGGAATCTTTCTTGGTTCTCTAGCAGGACGGCAGTAACTGCTCTACGATGATTGTCTTTGATTGGATCAAGACCTTCATAGTTTAGGAGCGGAGCCCACTTTTCCTGCAATTGTTCGGATTGGAACATTTGCGTTTACCTTTTACTAAATGTGTTTGTTTGTTTTAATGTTAAATTCAGGATGACTTAAATGCTGAAAGTGTATTCAGATAGCTAGCCATTGAACCGGATACTGATTCAGCGCCCGAGTTGTCTATTCCACCCGAAAGGGTTTCAGATTTAGCCGATGGAGATACGCCTTTAACGGGGAAATAAGATTCCTTTAAAGTCTCCAGTTTTTCACGATATTCGTCTTCACTTTCAAACTCCACACCTTCAGCAAGTGAGGCGAGCTTCTCTTTCTGCGTAGCGGCAAGGCCACCAGAAACATTATCGAGAATACCAGATGCAACCGACTCTCCGAGTCGCTTATTCAATCCGATGTTCTTCTCGATTTGCTCATTGAGCTTGGTTTCCATATCATCAAGTTTTTCTACCATGCTATGTAGGACATCATATTTTTCTTCAGGGATTTCTACATAATGTTCTTCAAATAGACCTTTCATTCCCTCAAGGAATGATTCGGTCATTTCTGTTTTAAGTCCTCGCTCGATGGCAAGGGCATTTTCGTTGAACCATTCATCTGCAACGTATTCTAGATAAGAATCAACACGCTCAGAGAGTTCTTCCTTTGCTTTTGCTACTTCTTCAGCAATAATTTCATTATGCTGTGCTTGTAGTTCTTCTCTAACTTCAGCAACTTTTGCCTTTAAAGCAGCTTCAAAGATTGTCTTTGCTTTTGCTCTAAATTCTTCGGAGAGTTCTTCACCGCCAAGAAGGGCATTAACATCATCTTCGATGTTAATTTCATCTTCAATAACTTCCTCTTCAACTACTTCATCAGTAACTTCAGAAGTTTCTTCTAGAGTGGCTTCAGCGTCCATTTCTTCCTCTTCCTTTTGCATGGGCATTGCGGGTTTTGCGCCCTTATTAACAACATCCTTAACTTGCTTAAGAGTGCCACCAGGTGTCTTTAACTTCGCTGAATCATCATCAGGCTTATAATTTTCAGGTGTTGGACCACCCAAGTCTTCCACTTCTGTGCCAGGAAGCTTCTCCATCGGCTGTGCCGGTGCTGCATTAGCATTAACAGCAGTCTTGGATTGCTTTACGTCCTCTTCCATTGCTTGTAATTTAGTGCCACTAGACATTTGAAGTTCTCCGATGTACCTTTAAGTAATTTAATCTATATTTATTTATATATTAAGAAATTACAATGAATTTAAAAACTCATTGAATAGACCCAATTTTTGTTCATCAAGTCTTTTCTGATCAGTTAATGTATTAATAGTCTTGTAAGTTTTCTCTGCAAACTTTTCACGTAGAATACCACCATCCCATACCCAGTCCTTACCTTCCATAATTCCTGATACAAAAGCATCAGGTGCAGAAGGATCGGCAACGATATCAGCAGCAGTTGCTAACATAAAGTCTTCACCCACAACACTATAACCCTCTCGTGTTTGCTTAAGAGATCCAACACCTCTAGATGAAACACCAAGTTTTACTCCTTCCTCAACAAGAGAAGAAGCAATTTTACCCATTGGTGTGCTAAGGATCTTAGCTTTACCAATGAAATTCTGTCCATTCTCCCTTAAAGAGACAATCTTATGGGATACCCTATCAAGATTAACAGTTGGACCATCGGGATGACCCAATTCTCCAAGTGCTCTACCTGACTGAATATGATTCTCATTATAACGAGAAACTTCTTTACGAAGCGTCTCCATCGGATACATCCGACCATTACGATTCTTGATATTTCCTTGAAGGAAAACTCCCTCAATATACATCGACTTCTTGCCGTTACGATTTTCGACTAGAAATTCGACCGATTCGATTTCTTCTCTAATGAGTTTCATCAGGCGTCTCCCGAGATTTGAACTTGTTGAATATAAGCAGCTCCATTAGGCCCATCGCCAAGAATGGAAACTTTATTAGATGCAATAGCTCTTGCATCCGTTATATTAGTAATATCAGCAAATCCACTGCTGGTATCTACATCAATTACCATTCTTGATTGTGCATAACCACCAGGAATGCCTTGAGTGTTAATTGAAATAATTTTTTTATGACTAAAATTATATGTTGTTGGAGTAACTCCACTTATTGTCACATATTCACCAGTACCAAATGGACATTGAGTTCCCTCAGCAAAATCAACTGCAGTAGTAGTGCCAGTTGTAATTCCAGTTACTCTGTTAGATGCTTTTGTCATCCCCAAAGTAGCTTCTTTATCTGCTCCAATATAATAACTTTCAGATGTTGCTGATGGAGTATTTCCAACTGCAACATAACAAGGAGCACCTTTTGCATAAATCCTAATTGTATTCGATTGAACGTTAAAAGGATTAGTTGAGGTTCCAGTACCCAAACTAATTCCAATTGATGTTCCAACGCCTACTGTTCTATGTGCCATTTTATTATGATATCATTTATAATAGTTATTTATTAAACTCAATCCTCATCATCAATTCCATCTTCATCATTACCATTAAAGACAGAATTTGCTACTTGAGGGCGGAAGGCATTTACTTTATCAGCTGATTTTGCATATAACATATCTTTCAATTGATCACTAATCTGTGATGAAGACCCATCCGCAGCAATATTATCCATTAATTCATCCATTTTAATTTCATTAATAAGTGGTCTTTAGTATTTATATATTAATCTAAATTGTGCCACCCTTAGGCTTTACTATGTTTGCATCTAATTCAGTAGCATCAGTATTAGACTTTGTAGCACTATCCTCTACTTCTGGTTCGCTTGCTGGTTGACCAAGATCCATTACCTGATCTAAAGGTAATCCGGTTTCTGGATCAACTGGAATAGAAGGATCTGGAATAGTACCATCTTTAATTTCCTTCTCAATAAGTTTATCTTGCTCAAGAATCTCTTCATCTGTTTGACGAAGAATTTTACGGCGTAGATAATCTTGAGAGAAGTATTTTCCGACATGAGGTTGTGCAACTTCAACCATACTCAATCTCTCATTAAGAAGTTCTGCTTCTTTGAGTTCGGAGAAATGATTATCATACAAGAAGTCATATTGAATATGCTCTTCCATTACATCCCAATCTTCTGGGGTGACAATATTTTTAAGAAGTAATTGAGTTCTCAACATATCATTAAACATGTAAGAGAATCTCTTTCTCAGTCGTGCAACAAACTTACTGAACTTAACTTCATCCCTTAGGATCTCAGAAGATCTCCCCAAGTTAAATCCACCTTCTCCATCCATTCTTGAGGGTGGGACATTAAGGGAACGGTAGAGTTTCTTTTTAAAGTATTCAATATCAGTAATCTCTCCAAGGTTTTGGCCTCCTGGCAACGTTGTGATTTCCGTTCCCCGTCCACCTTCCCTTCTGGGCAACCAAAAATCCTCAAGCATGGACATGTATTTTTTGTCATCTCTAATTTCTCCTGTAGATGCATCATATACTAACTTGTTACGATAACGCATCATAACATCACGAAGATATTGTTCTGCCTTTACCTTAGGTAGATTACCAACATCAATATAGAAAATACGACGTTCTGGTGCTCTTGATAGTCTATAGATAACAAGACTATCCTCAATCATTCTAAGTTGATTAAGTGACTTAATTGCCTTGTGCAAATAAGAAAGAGTATTTCCTTTATTTCTATCTACAAGACCTGATGTGCAAAATGTAATAGAATCTTTAGTAAACTTTATACCACCATGACCACCCATAGATGCTGGGTTATTGGTCGGGTATGTCATCTTGGGATTATAGATGAAATACTCTTCAATCTCAGGAAATGCATAATCCATGGGATTGTCAGTATGCACATTAGCAAGACGCTGTTTGTCTTTAGGGTCTTTCTTCTGCTGACGAACAAAACGCATCTTCATTGCGTCAATATATCTTAACTCCTGAATTCCTTGATGTGGATTCTTCAGATCAATTACTTTATTATAATATAATCTACCATCAATATACCAATTCCTATAGATTTCATGCGATTTTCTATCAAAATCTAAAAGTTCTAAAATATATTTAAATTCTTTTCTGATCTTATCTTTTATACCATCACTGGCATTAAGATTTGAAAGTTCAATCGTTACTGGGCTATCATTAGTATCTGATACTACTGCCTCATTTACAATATCTTCAATGGCACTATCCGCTTCCGGATGTAGTGCCATTTCGCGATATCTTTTAATTAAATCAAATTCAGTTCTATAAACACCCTCAAGATCAATATAAGATCCAAAGAAACCACTACTTAAGTAATGACTAACGCCGTCTTCATTATTGGGAGGAACAGGCGAGACTACCCCAGGTTTTACTGGGGCATCATCTTCAATCGAAAATCCAAAAAGTTTGGTCATAATTTATTATACTAATCGTATACCTTTGTAGTATTTATCCAACCAAATTAACCACTATCCCTGGTATATGCTCCCGGCTCCCAGTATTGGACCTGGAATTCAACTGTATACTCTTCAATTGAATCTGCACTATCATAAGAAAGATCAATTGCAGAAACATTAGTTGGGAAAATATCAAAGAAAGTATAGGTTTTCAAAGGTGCAACTGATGATCCACTAACTGCATCACTATTAGTGCCGCTTTCTTTTCCTTTATCAGCACCTCTTCCAAGTTGATGAACAAGCGCATAGGTCATATAAGCACTTGGATCGGTTGCACCAGTGGCATTACTATTTTTACTCATACCTTCCATCCACTTTTCAAATGCAGTACGAATTAAGAAATTCTCATCATTAATAATAGTTGTTGTCCAGGTATCATAAGTTCTGTCTCCAGCAACTTTTAAAATACGACCTCTGAAAGGGATATCAATTGGGGCAATATTGGAAGCAGGCAATTGTGCTGCTTTACATAAAAACTTAAAGCTATCTGCTTCTTGATTATCTCCGGTTCTCCAGGAATTATTACCTGCAGCTTCGGGGAACGAGGGAATTTCTACCTCGAATAAATTGGGTCTTGCACCGCCTCCGGCAAGTTTAGATTTGAAAGCGGTGATTGTTCTAAGCGTTGACATTTAATGGTTCCTCCTATGTAAGTGATATTAAATTAAATGAATTAGTTACCAGCTACTTCTTCAAAACTTACACCTGTTCTGGTAGCAACAAATGTCAGTGTAATGTAGTTAATTGATTTAGTTGGCTTCAGGAAAATATCAGCCCTGAATTCATTATTATCAATCACTTCAGGAGTATTGTTAGTTTCATCACAAATAACCACGAAATCATAAACTCCTCGCTTAGCTTGAACATCACGAAGATAAGGTTCAACAATATTTGTAAAGTTGGCCCTTGTTGTTTGATCATTAAGTTCAAACAATTGCGATTGAGCAGTCCTTTGAAGAGCTTGCTCAACTGTAAGGAACAGACGACGAACGTTGATCCTATCAAACGCTGATGGGTAAGCAAGACCTGTCTTATCACCAAAGAGAATAACACCCGCACCAGGTTGATTTATAACAGAGTTAACTCTTGCAGTATACAAAAGATCTCTTTGTGCTTTAGATGGGTTATATGCAAGTTTTACTGCATTATTAAGAGTACCTCTCTGCAATCCTGCTGGTGAGAACCATGGGAAAGCATTGATGTTAGTTCTTGTCATCAATCCACCAATATCACCATTGGTTGGAATATAACGGAATTTGTTATTGAAACGATCATAAGTGTACTTATAACCACTATCAAATACTGCATATGAAGATGAAGTAAGAGCACTAAAGAATCTAATAATATTAGTTGTTTGTGTTGTTGTATTTGTTAAGTCAACAACATTTGGTCTATGTGGTGAAATACATGCTACACAATCCTTTCTACTCTCAGCAATAGAAATACACTTGTTTGCTTTTGCCTGAGAATCTGATTCAACTAATAAACCAGGACCTTGTAGTACATAATCAACTTCGATTTCATCCTTATTAGCAAATAAATCATATGAATTAACCAAATCACCAAGTTCTGCCTTCATTCCATCTCCAGCAGAATAATTAACACCACCACCAAGAGTGTATGTTACATTTCCAAGAGCACTAAATGTAATATTCTGCGCATCTTGACCCCACAAACCTTCTCCAGTTGTTTCTGCGGTATAGTCAGTTGAGAATCCAGTTGCTGTTGGTTTAGTTAGACGGTAAGTATCCTCTGCTTGGGATGGATTATATCCTGCATAAACATACTTAGAAGCATCGGCAAGATAATCCTTATACCAAATTCTCTGTGGTGAATTAACTTGAGAAATAGTATCTGCTGCTTTAGATATACTTATATGCTTCTCAAGCATATTTCCTTGAATACCTGTCACAGTACCAGTATCGTCAACAATTGCAAAATGCATTGCATCATTCTTACCATTTCTAGCAGCTACATAAACATTTGTTCGTGGTTTTGGTGCAATAGATTTCCAATAAACTGTTGAATTCATTAATCCAAGAGTTTGTTGATCATACCAATCTTTAATATCTCCCGCACTAAGTCCTGTGCTAGTTGATACTCCAGAATTATTAACAAAAAATACCGTATCACTATTTTCAAATGAAGCTACGGAATTTCCCTGCCCATAATCCACAGAAGTTTCTGTTCCTGCAGAAGATACTCTGGAAACGATTTTTACATCAACTGTGCTATTACCATTAGTAGCATCTGTAGTTATTCCAGTAACAATACCTTTCAAATAACCATTAAATGAAGTAGTGGTTCCAATACCAGCAATTGCTGTAGTGGTAATAGCAGTCGTGACTCCATATCCAATTTGTGCATAACGTCTAACATTAGTAGTTGAAATACTAATCGTTTGATCAGCAAAATCGTCAATCATGCAAACTTTAAGACTATTTGCCCAGGATCCTGGATTCTTTGCTGCATAGTCAAATTCAACAGATTCTCCAGACCAACTATTCTGGTAATTCTCATAACTTTTGATCTTTGCACTCTCAGTATTTGCATAACCAACAGCAGCGTTGGCATTATTTAAATTAGTGCCATCAGTTCTTACGACCTTGAGAACTCCTCCATAAGAAAGAAAGGATGAAGCAGTCATCCAATACTCATACTGAGCATCCGTGGAGATTGGTTTGCCAAATGTATTAATTAATTGTTGCTCGGTTTGAATATTGGTCGCCTCATCTACTGGACCAATTTCAAAAGGACCCGCAATAGCACCAATATTATCTAATACATTATCTGCTCTCCCGACTGTTAAATCAACTTCCCGTGTGATTACACCGGGAGATAATTGAGGAGTCGCCATTTTTTTCTCCGTAATTCTCAGTTTATCTAAAAATTATTTATTATTTTCAAGGTTTACATATAGTCCCACATGTAAGATCTATCACCATATTCGTCTGTAAACCATCTATCACCATCTTCATCCACAAAACTATCATCATCCATCCCATCAGAAATAAACCCAAATGGAGACATATCTTGTTCTATTTGATTCTTCTGTTCTTCATATAATCTCTTCCTTACATCTTGATCAGTAAGTTCTTTAAAGTAATCTTGTGCTACTAACCATGCATATATCACAAGACACATAGCTAAATCATCATTACATCCCTCCTCTGCTTCAAATGAATTATGTTTTTGAATAAATGTTGTTAATTCACTCATAATATCATAATCGGTAAAGAGAAGTTTATTCTCCTCAATCATTGTTTTTAAATTAAGACATCCAACTTTTTTAACAGTTTTAGACATCTTTACTCCAAGTTGGGTCTTTTTACCTGAAAAACCTTGCCCCACGATTTGCCCCGCTCTGCCCCTCATAGAGCACATAAGCAGATTTTGATACTCCAGGTCATATTGGAGAATAGATGCCACCTGATCGCCCACATCGTTGACCTCACAGAGTATAAATGCCTCATTATAACTCTTTGCTACTTCGTATATAATACTTGGAAATAGCATTGGTTTAATTTCACTATTTCTATACTTAGCTACAACTTGATGTGGAAATTCTGTAATGTCTACAACAACAAATGCAGAATAATCTTTTCCCACTCCTCGCGCAACATCAACTGTAACAACATAATCATGATTCACTATAGGATCATTATATACATCAAACCCAGCATTTCTCTTTTTTGGATTATCATAAACAAGTGTCCTTAATTTACTTGGTGCAATAAGAGTATCTACAGAACCAAGAAATTCGCATTCAAACTCAACTTTAAATTGAGCATCAGAAGTATTGGCAATAGTTTGCTCTTTCCATTTAGCATCCCTACCAGGTACTTCTGACCAATGGACTTCTGTGGGTATATATTCGTTTTTACCTCTTTCCGCATCATGCCACATACGGTAGAAATGATTCATACCATGAGGCGTAGATACTATGATGACTTTTGTGCTTTGACCAGAAGAAATAGTAGGATAAACAGAGGCAAAGAATTGGTCAGCAATGTGATTCGGGATGAACGCGAACTCGTCAAGAAAGATGACATTATAGGAACCGCCTCTGACAGCAGATGCAGATGTAGAAGCTGCCAATATCTTACTGCCATTTTCCAACTCCAATGAACCTTTATTCCAAGATAAAATACCTTGTTGCATCCATTTAGGTAAGTTCTCATATGCAAGTTGCAATCTTCCAAGCAAATCTCTAGCAGTAGATGCTTTGTTTGCTAAAATTGCAATATTTACATTATCATTAAAAACTGCATAATGCAACAGATATGAAACCACAGTAGTTGACTTACCCGTCTGTCTTGGCATCTTACATATATTAAATCTATTCCCATGAAAATTATCAATTAACTTTCTTTGAAATGGATACATGTTAAAAGGAACAAGACCTTCATCCAAAGAAACAATCTGTATGTAATTCTGCGTAAAATAAACAGGGTCCTCTTTACACTTAACAAATTCAAAAACTTGCTCTTGTGTAAATTCAATCTGGGTATTGGCTTTCTTTAGATTCGGATTACCGAGATAAATGTCATCAATTAAAGGCATAATATAAGCTCCTACATCATTTGTCCGTGTATGTGTTTTTGGGTTTTTCTATCATGTTCTATAGTTTGTCTTGTCATATCTAATACTTTTTGTAAATTTTCAATTTTCCTTTTTAATTCTTCTGCTTCTTTCTTACTTTCGTCCTCCTGTCTGGAGGAGTGGTTCTCCTGGGTCATAGTCCGATACTTGGTAATTCCAGAGTCTAGCTCCAGGATAGACTTTCAGCATCTGATCCTGAACTTCTCTGCGTGATGGGATTTTGATTTGGGGGAAAAACATTTGTATCTGGTAGTTCTTTCCTCGCCAAGCCAAATAAACATGTACTATATTTCCTGTTCTATTCCAACTTGGAACTCTTTTTGCTTCCCGAATTCCATTTGTGCAAGAACATGGTTGTGCTCCACAACTAGGACACTTAGCACCAGCCTTTATTGGTTGTGGTCTTATAATATCAATAATATGCGTAAAGGTATTTCCCTCCGCATCTTCAACGGTTAAATTTTCACTATAAAATTTTTTAAATGATTTCATCAATTTTTAATAAGTATCCCTTAATATTTATTAAAATACTTAATTAACCATCTAGTGCTACAGTAAGACCAAGACTCATTCCTGGGAGAGACTGCCAAGTGGTTCCATCATAGAACTCCATCCTTTTACTAGTACTATTAAAGATCATTGCACCTTGAGATAATCCACTCATTGCATCTCTTTGAGTAGTAGTTAAAACAGGTGGATAGAATGCAGTTGTCGTACTATTACTTATAAATTGAGTAGCAGTTACAATACCAGTAGTGTTAATACTAACAGTAGTTCCTATACCAATAGAACTCTCCTGTCCTTCTTGATCTGCAAATTCTATTTCACCAGTTGTTACACTCTTTTTAATTGTAATTGCTGTGGTGCCAGAACCAATTTTCAGTTCATCTAGTCCAGTAAGAGTCTTTGCATTAGGATCTAAAGTAATCGTTCCTTGACCAACAGAAAGAATACCAACAATTCGTGCATCCCCATGAACAAAAAGACTTGTTCCAGATGCACCAACAGCACCAACAGTTAATGTATGTGTAGCACTTGTAGTTCCAACACCAACATTAGAAAGAGTATGAATACCAGTAGCATTAATACTCCATAAATCTTTCTGACCTGGAAGGTTGGTAAGTGCTGATCCATCTCCAGAAAAAGAATTTGCAGTAACAATACCAGATGCATTTATTGTATTGAATACAGAATGACCTTGAGTACTGATACCAGGAACTGTAGAAGTAGAAGCAAATGAGACAGAACCAGAAAAACTTGCTGCAGTTACAATACCAGATGCATTTATAGTATTAAATACTGAATGCCTTTCTGTATTAATACCAGGAACAGCAGCAGTGGAAATACCAGTTAAATTTGATCCATCTCCATAATAAGTACCACCAGTAACAACACCAACATTAGAGGTGCCAGTTACTGTTAAATCACCGGTAACATTTAAATTACCACTTATAGTTTGAGTAGATGCTGATGAAACAATAGCATCTGAAACTCTAAAATCATCAAATATTTGAAATGCTAATATATCATCTAGAGTTGCTTCTGAGTAAAGAGTGACAGATGCTCCATCCGATGCAGTATAATCATTACTCTCTACTAGCCTAACACCATTACGATATACACCAAGTTGATTAATTCTGTATCCACCAGTTACCGTAAACACAGTTTGACCAGATGTGGCAGTTACACTAATAACCT